ACTGAGTTAAGATCTGGCATGTCAGAGAAAGAGATGGCTATTCGTCCTTGGTGGGAGGATTGGGAGAAGGTAGGAGTGAAAGAGAAGAACCTCCTAACCCATGATTGGAATATGTTCCTAGATCAGCTTCCTCTTAGCCAGGGGCGGACAAAATTCTTACTGACTGAGGATGCTGACATGACAAAGGCCGATTGGCCTAAGTATCGAAGCGGACAGGGCGACTTGACTTATATTATGGATCCGATAGCTCAAGAGACTAGGTATGCTCGGGAGACAAGTCCTCTTCATCTTATGGAAAGTAAGACACCTCTTGGAAGTCTTCCTGGGGAAGGTGGACCTAGCCAAGCGGTGCCGTATACTATGGCACGTCATCACACTTATGATCCGGAAACACGAGATTATTGGGACACACATTTAGAATATAACGCTCTTAGACAAAACCCAAAAACAGGTTGGAGTGCGGAAAGAGCCTATCTTCTAGAAGCTGCGGGAGATGTTCTCAGAGAACTTACAGGTCCCACAGGTTTTACTAAAACAGGAGGACGATCTAACGAATACCTTGGTGAAAAATTAAAACGCTTAAAAGCAAACGCACATATAATTGGCGACGATTACATGTCTAAAAGAGGAGCAGACTTTGGTCCTTTAGAAGTTGAGGAAAAACAACTAGACGAAATCAGAAAATCTATTCGGCGCATTAAGCCTAAATCAGAAGAAGCAGAACTCGCGAAAAGCATTTTATTTCATATAGCAAACTCACATTTTGATCCGGTACTCAGCGACCCGTATTTTTTGGAGGTTAAGATAGATAAACTTAGTGAAAAGCTAGGTTTGTTTCCAGAAGAAGAGAACATACAAAAAATGATAAGTGAAGGAGCGTCAGAGTTAGATATACTTAATAAATTCTTAGGTAATCGTATGGATATAGTAGATAAGTTAATTAATATTCTTACCAAGAAAGAACCAGATCCCTGGGATCCAGCATAAGTGAGGAATAAGATGGCACTAGATGATACCCTTGATGCAGTCGACAGCGGCCAAACAGCCCGACTGGTTCGAGGTACAACAGAAGAATGGCTGATTGGTCAAGAAGAAGACATAATTCAATCTTTGGTGAATAAATATCGTTCGGGCACATTGACGGATTTTGATCTGAGAGGTAGCATCGGCGAAATCGCTGGATTACGGCGGTTCAGAGAGCATCTTGAGACAACAATCCGTATCGGTGTCCTAGAAGCAGAAAAGGAGTTAGGACAAGATGGCTAAGAAATCTAAGCCTAAAGAAGAAGAAGCTGTACCATTGCTTTATCCAGAGGAAGGCATCCGTGAGGATGGAGAGCCAAATCCTCCTGTTGATGACAGTCACATATCAGCGGTATCACAGGAGACTATTGGGCCGGTAGAGGAATCTATCCCAGAATCTGATAATACGGTAGGTAATGCTGATCCGCAGACGATTCCGGTAACTATTAGCGGTGTTCAGTATGAGATGTTTCCAGAAGCCGCAGCAGCTTACCATAACGATATAAAGGAGAGGGACAGAGCGTATCGTGACGTAGTGGGGGCTCAAACACAGCCTACTGAAGAAGTAAATAAGCAGGAAACCCAAGAAGTTGACTACAATGAGTTACTATTCACTGATCCGAACGAAGCACTAAGGATTCATGGGGAAAACGTAGCTCAGAAGGTTTATCAACAAGTGGAAGCAACTTATAATCAGGACCAGTTGACTAGAGATTTCTGGGCTGATTTCTATGCAGATAATCCTGACCTGAAAGAAGAGGATGGCCTAGTGAAGATGGTTATGTCCAAGCACTGGTCTACTCTTCATAGTATGAAGGCTCAGGAAGCTAAGAATAAGTTGGCGGAGTATACTCAGAGTGAGATTCTTCGCCTTATGAATAAGAACAAGAGCGCTGGAAAGGGTGAGACTAACCTGTCTACATCCCTTGAAGGTGATACCCCCTCATCTGGGGCTTCTGTTAGTACTATACCTGCTCAACAGGGGTCACAGATTCCACCGACTCTTGGGGAGGCCATTAAGCAAAGACGCCTAATGCGCCACCGCAAGATAGCATCTTAACAGCACATAGGAGTCCATGAAAAATGGCACAGTTCCAATGGCAATTTGATGCTCCGTCGGGGGTCTTTAAGTCACACGCTATGTCCCAGAAACTCTACATGGCAGCCCTCGAAAACTCTGTTTTCATGGACTTCATGCAGCCAGTTGATGGGTACGGACGTAAGAAAGGTGACACAGTTACCCTGACGCGCATCGCAGCAATGACTGAGCCGAGTAGCCCGGATCTGACGGAAGGCGAACGCATTCCTGAAGACCAATACTCGATCAGTACCACTAGCATTACGGTCAACGAAATCGGTCGTGCCGTACCATTCACCAGCTTCGCAGAGGATCTTACCTTCTTCGATCTGGAGAACGGTATTCAACGCCGGCTCCGTGATCAGATGCGCTTATCCTTGGACACGAAAGCGGCTTCGGCCTATAAGACTGCCCAGGTTAAGTATATCCCAACCGGCGTCGCTGCCGGTACTTTCGATACGGATGGCACAGCCAGCACTAGCGCTACTGCTAACTGGAATGTCTTCCATATTGAAGAAGTTCGGGATTATATGTTTGACACTCTGTATACGCCACCGTGGGAAGGAGACGACTATGTCGCCATCTTCCGTACTCTAGGCCTTCGGGGTATTAAACGTGATCCTGCTTGGGAAGAGTGGCACAAGTACACCGATCCTCAAGCTAAGTACAACAACGAGATTGGACGGATTGAGAATGTTCGTCACGTCGAGACTAACCACGCTAATGCCCTAGGTAAAAAGGGTACTGGTTCTGTGTTGGGCGAAGGTGTTGTATTCGGCCAAGACTCGGTAGCCATGGCGGAAGTCCTTACACCTGAGCTTCGTGCTGAGGTTAAGGGTGACTTCGGTCGTTCTCGCGCAGTGGCATGGTACGGTATTCTCAACTTTGGGATTATCTGGGATACTGCTAACGCAGGCCAGGCCCGTATTGTTCACGTAACTTCCTCGTAAGAGGCATCCTTAGGCGGATGATCTATTAGGAGACTATAGATATGGCCTATACGCACTCTAAATATGAAGTTGAGGTTCAGCCCGCTACGCCCTCATCGGCTCCGGCGGCTGGCTTTAACTGCATTGACTTCAATCAGCCTGGGGCTACTGTAGCTGCTGGTGTTTACGCACCTGGCTATGTGCCTCACATCATTCGTGGTGCTGCTGTTATTCCTTTGGTAACAGCCGCAGTTTCGGACGATGTAAGTGTTAACTTTGACGCTGATATTTCCACCCCCGGTACGCCCACAAATATGTTTAAGATTTTGTGGCCTACTGAGATCAAGGCGCATACTTCTCTTTACTATACGCCTACCTACTACATCGAGATTAAACCTGGTCAGCATGTCAACGTTAGGGTTACGACCCTAGGCGCTGCTGCTTCAAACGCTAAGGTTGTTCTTTATGTGGAACCACGTTGGGAAGAGCCTGCAAACGTAACTGGTATGCAGTCCGCTTCGTAATTGTAATCCAACCCCCCTGGCTTCCTTTTGGAAGTAGGTCCTTGTATCTCTCATGAGGGAGACCTAACAGGGGGGTTTAAGGAGGAAGTAAGATGGCAGCACTCACTGCAACAGCTTGGTCAGAGACCGTAGCAGAGCGTCGTATTGAGGGTAAGAAGCGCAGAAACCGCGTTGCTCTAACCCTTGATAATGCCGCAAACGGCTCTGCCTATCCTACCAGCGGAGGTATTCCGCTACCTACTACTCTCGGTATGACTCGTAACGTTGACTACGTTATCATGTATGGTGTTGGTCACACTAGTACTGGTATGGCAACTGGTATGCCAGTATGGACTTATGCTCCTACCTCTCATAGTGTGGTTGGTTGGAAGATGGGTCCTACAGCTCAAACTGCTGGTGGTATGCTTGACGAACTGGCTACTACTTGGACACCTACCTTGGCTCCATATGAAACGGTAATTTATGTTGAGGCAGTTGGTTGGTAAAATAAATCTCAAATAACGGAGAAAAAGATGAAGAAGCCTCGCGCTAGCGCTGAAGAGAATAAAGATGGATTGTTAGTAGACGTTCTTTTAACCAGACCTAATAGAGTTGCAGTCGTAGCTCTTGGGTCAAGCTCCCGATCATTTATGGTCGAGATGCTATCTAACTCACAGATGGATGATCCGTTTGATGAAGTATGGACAGTTAACAGAGGACTCAGGGGGATTCGCCATGATAAGCTATTTGTCATGGATGATCTTCGGTGGCTCAACGAGCATAACAGCGGGTATGCCAAGTTTCTTAGAAATCATGACAAGCCGATCATTACGAGTACCCCTTACTCTGAGTACCCCATGTCTGTACCGTACCCATTTT